TTGCTCTTAATGATGTACCATCATCAACTGTTCCTAATCTTCTACCTAATAGAGTAAGAAATAGATATTTCAATGATGAGAATATTGGGTCATCAACTGCTCCACTAATTTCACCTATAACAGGAGATTTGATTTTAGCATTGGCAGATAATTCTACATTTACTTGACCAGCAAAATAAAAACCAGCTGTATGCATAGTAGTTTTAAAATCATCACGCCAATCAGAAATTGATCTAGCAACTTGAAGTACATAAGAAAAGTCCTGATAGTATAAACTATCTTGTACTCTTTTTGTGGATTCGGATAAAAATCCATCTTCATTAATAAATGTACCATCCGTATCGGCAACAGCACCAATTACAAGTGACGCTGATGATGCACTAAATTTTGCTATGTTTGCAGTTACACCTGATAAAGAACCTGTTATAACATCATCCTCACTAAACGTACCTGAAGTGTCTTTTATTACAAGTAAACCTCTTGTATTATCCCAACTTACAACTGTACCTGTAGCACTAGCAGATGTAGTTATACTTTCACCACCTGTAAAGTTACCACTAGCAGATACCATTATAAAGTTTTTAAATAATGTAACTGTTGGTGGTGTTGGTGACAATTGATGTGCAAATCCTAATTCAACAATATCTAAATCTAATACACGACCTATTTCTGTACTGAATAATTTTAATACACCACTTGTACCAGATGATGTGTTAATTGTAACTGTTGGTAATGACGTATAACCTGAACCTTTATTGAATAGGAAAACATCAGTAATATCATTTAGATTGCTATTAGTATCAGGTTCCATAACAATTTTATTACCAGAGTAAATGTCACCTCTATTTGTTTCATCTTCTAATACAATATGATCTTCACCTGTTGTACCTGTTGTTCCAGCCTCTTGGGTAAATCCACCATTGACCACTGAAATAAATCCTGCAACTCCAGCTCCATTTGTATTTGTATTATCAAATACTAAATCTTCTCCTACTGCATATCCTGTACCAGCATTATCTATAACTACTTCTGTAACTCCACCTGAACCTATATTACCTGTTTGTATGATAGCTCCATTACCACCACCTGTAATTGTTGTTGCTTCATTGATTGAATGTAATGAACCAGGTTGAGTAATAGATTTTGAAATTGGTATACCAGTAACATTTGCTTTAATTAATATGTCATCTGTATCAGATATTGTACCTCTAACTTCTTCTCCAATTTGAAAAGTGCCATTAATACTATCATCATTTAAAATAAATTCTGATATTTCATTTGATGCTATAATAAATTTTGATACACTTTCTACAATTGCTGTAGCGTTAGATGTTTGACCAGTAATTGTTCTACCAGTTAAATTAGTTGTTTCACCAGCTGATCCAATTGCTCTTAAAACTCTATTTGTTGTAAATTTACCATCGGATACTCTTAATAAATTTTCTCTTGGATATATTGTATCTGATATTTCATTAAATAATAATCTAAAAAATATATTGTGTCCACCTTTTGTACCTTTTAGTTGATACAAAGATTTAATATTTTTAATTAACTTTCTCTTATCTACGTTATCAAATAAATTATCAGGAACTGTATTTAAAAATTCTTCTCTAAAGTTTGATAAAAAATCACTTATCACTCTATCAGGATCACGGAAATTTAATAGCTCTTGTATATTGGTTACAGGATTAGGTCTATACTTTGATATAATTGCAGTTGCATTTGAAGTAGAACCTATAACTAATTCACCAATAGAAAATTTATCTTGTGCTGAAATAAAAAGTCTATTACTATCTAAATCCTCTGTTAATATAACAGATGTTGCTTTAGATGTTTGTCCTGTTATTGTTTCACCTCTAGTAAATTTACCATAAGCAGAATCTTCTAATAATATTTTATCGTCAGCGTCTAATAATGTTCTTTGTGTTCCAATTTTGGAACTATTCATTATTAAATAATTTTGTTGATTAGTTTCTGTTTCTAATTGAATACCACTTGATGAGTTAATATCAGATACAATTAACTCTGCAGACTCCATAAACAAATAATAAGTCTTTAAGAATTGAACAAACTTTGGATGATCTGCCAAAGCAAAATCGGGCAGTTGTGATTCTATAAGATTTGATAATTTATCTGTAAACTTAGCCATTTTTATTAATAGCTAGATGTTGTTGTATATCCTACTCCTGCTTCAGCTGAACCACCTAAAAATGTATCTGCCTCCACTGTGATAGACGAATTAGCAACATCCAACTCTACAATTTGATTTCTTACTGGAACAATATCATTTGAATTTGGTTGAACAGTTAATTCTATTACTGTAGAAGCTGCGCCTCTTACATTTGAAATTGAAGTTACGTTTAACGAATTAATTGTAATTTCACCTGTACTGTAATTTATTGTTCCTTGATTATTATTTACATATGTTCTTACACCACTAACTAATTTGTAACTTCTAATATTACCTGAACCATCATCATCTAAAAAGTGTTCATTTACTGTATCACCACTAACTTTAAATCCTGTTGAACTTAATATACCACCAAGACTAGCACTGTGACCAGAGTGTGGATTATATAATGAATTTCTAAAATAGATAGAATATTTTGTAGAAGAACTTAATGTTGGTGTAAATGATTTTCTAATTTTTAAAGTAGTAATGTTTGATACAATACTAGTATCCGTATTATCTATTGCTGTAGATAGTTTTGAAAATCTAAAAATGCCATCAAATTTTTGTAAAGTTGATGTATTGTAATTGTTCAATGTATCTACCACATCTGATTTTAAAGTTGCAGAAGATTTTGAAGTAACTCTACTATTATATTTTATATTTGATGTTAATAATATAGATGTTGTTTCAGGATCAACAATTACAGGTCTTACAGATGCCACATTGTATGGTTTTAAAGATGTAACTATATTTGCTTTTGTTGTTTCTGTCAATGTAGAACCTGACGCTGCTTTAATAGCAATTTTTACTACACCATATACAGGTGTTTCATCATCTTCCCCACCCCAAGCACTTACTGATATTGCATTAGGATATATACTTCTTACAATTGTTTCATAATCAGAAGTTGTTACAGCTCTATTTTGAGCAGCATAACTTAAAGGTGCATTAAATCTAATTGAGTCTTTTGTTTCTGCTTCTGCACCACCTTGAGATGCTGAGTTAGTTGTAATAGATACATTTGAAAAACCACCAATGTTAGTTGCTAATGTAAATGCAGATGCACTATTTGAATCTTTTTTATTTGTTACTATGTATTCTAAAATTACAATATTACCATCATCTAATTTTTTACCCATAACACCATCACCAAAATAAACTTCATATTTGCCATCATCAGTTTCTTGTAAAAAATAAACTTTAGATGAACTAGTAACAGCATTGTAACCACCAGCAAGTGTGTAAACATTTGTTGTTGAATCTGAAGAACTGTTTTATACAGAAACTTTTAATGTTGTAGTGTCAGTATTAGAACTTGTTAATTTAAATTTTTGGTCAACATCTGTACTGTCTACTGTATATCTAAAATTAATTAGTGTACCTTCGTAAATGTTTAAGTTGTCAAACTTATAAATTCCATTTACAGGTGAAATTATATTATCTTCATTTGTAATATATTCATATGATACTCCATCAACCGTTGTAGTAAATACTGTACCTTTTGTCATTGTTAAAGATGTACCAGTTGCATTATTAACTGTAACATCAATGCTCGCAGTAGGTGCTCTTACTGAAGATGGTGTGTAATTAAGCATTTTAGCTAATGACACAATATTTTTTCTAACATCAGCACTATCTAAATACATTTCGTTTGCTAACATATTAGCATTGAAACCTAGGTAGTGTGTATTGTATGCCAATGTATCAAGTAACACAGCAAAACCAGAACCTTCAAAATCATAGTCCTGAAATTCTGTTTGACCTTGTAAAAATTTTTTAAGATTTAATTTTATATCATCAAAATCAAAATCTGATACTTCTAATTTATTGCTTGGCATATTATCTTAATCTTTCCAAAAATGTTTGTACTATAACTGGTTGTGTTGTGCCTACGATATAAAACATAATTCTAACATCATAAGCATTTTTATCATATTCAGGTCTTGCTATAATTTGATTAACTCTTATTCTTGGCTCAAAGTTTTCTAAAACTTCTTGTATCTTTCTTTGTAAATTTAAAGCTGTTAATGGCATTAATGGCTCAAATAACATAGCTCTAACATTAGAACCTATTTCTGGATGAAATGGTCTCTCAAAGTGATTAGTGTTAATCAAATTTCTTACACTTCTTTTTATCGCCTCAACATTAGTCAATTTATTTACATCATTAGTAACAGTATTTCTACCAAAGTCTAAATCTAAATCACTAAAAGACCTAGAGGCTCGTTTAGAATTGTTTGTACTAGTTGCATCGTAATTTGGCATAACCCTTATATTTATACGTTATCCAATAAAAACATTGGAAGAACCTGAAGTCATTGCTCCAGCGTCTGCGCTATCACCAATTCTACCCACAGATATACTATTGATCTTTACTGATGAAGAACCCACGTTTAAGTTAGCCACGTGTGGCGCACAAGGAGGGTTTGGTGGAAAAGGGTGTGATACTGTAGGCGCACCTACAACAATAGCATTTATACTATTCACCTTTACCGTTCCATCTGTGTTAGATGACGCTATAGTTGTTGATCCTGTACAAGCGTGGCCTGTTGATAAACTATCACCAACTCTACTTACTGCTGGCACTATCTTCCTTGTCCGTTATAGAATTTTAGATTTCGTTTTTTATGTTTATTCATTGAACTCATTTTACATTTACGTTTTTTAGTCGCTTGTGAAGTCTTTTTTGGTATACTTTGATGAGCAACAAAATTTTTAGCTATTTTGGCCATTATCTTTTAGCCTCCATTGCTGCTTTTTTGGCTAATCTCTTTTTTTCCAAGGCAATTGACTGTCTAATCTTTCTTCCCATAGGTATTTCTACAGATTGACTGATTTGTTTGCCTTTTTTAGTAATATATTCAACACTTATAAATCTATCTTTATAATCACCTTGTACTGACATTACAGCCTTCTTTAAACTCATCGCTTCTTTCTCTTTTTCATCACCTGCTGCATTCCAAAACTTAAATATTCTCATTTTTTTCATAATTCACGCTCCATTAAATGAATCAATGTCCAAACTATCGTATTCTGGATCGCCAGGTCCAAAATATTCATCCTTCT